TATTGCTTGGTGGTGTTCGCCGAGGATGACGCGTGGGCCGGGTTTGGCACGGCCGACACGGGATACACCGCGCCACTGATCGGCCACTTTGACGGCAATAGCTGGACGATATATCAGGCGACAGGGTGCCCGTCGTCTTCCGGCTGGCAGGTTCAATCAATTGCCGTGGGGCCGGACGGAACTATTTACGCGGCCGCGGCAACGGGGGCATCCTGTCACGACGGCAGGATCCTGCGGTGGACTGGGGCGGCGTGGGAAAGTGTGTTTCAAAACAAGGGTGGCTTATCGGTAAACCTCTTTGTCAATTCCGCGTCGGAGATTTGGGTTGCACAAGGGGAATGCTCCGGGTCGCCATATCTGCAATGTCAGCGCTGGAATGGCGCGTCACAGGACGAGGCCGCAAATATCTATTCCAGCGGCATCGCAAACGGCATCGGGGTGCGTGGTGACGGCGTCGTTTTCGCAACGCATTATCAAAATGGGAACATGTATCGCCGCACCGGGGCCGCGACGTGGGCTGTCGAGGTCGACCTCGGCGGAGGCTGCTGGAGCCAGGATGGCCCCGCGCTATGGATCGATCCAAGCACGGACAGCATTTGGGCCCTGTCGCTCAACGAGACATTTTCGGAGTACCGCGTAAACACCTATACGATCGGCAGCGCCCTAACGTATCAGGCGGTAAACAACATTGGCAGCATCGGTCGCATACACGGATTGTCAGCCGACCCGGCCCCGTGGGTTGTCAACTCGGGGCAGGGCGGGGCGCGCGTCAACGACTATAACCCACTGACAGATACCTGGACGCTATACCGCGATACGGGGCTGCACCTGGACGGTATAGCCTTCGAGACGGTCTTGCCAGCACCGCCCTATTTGGACGGCCGTATCCCCGCCGCGGATAGCGTGGGCAACCCGCCGGACACGTCGATCACTTACGAGGTCCGGGACATCAACGAAAACCTCGACGATGCGACCGTCGAGGCTTGGATCAACGGGACACTGGCATGGCAAGGAAGCCGGGTCCTGCCGGGGTTTGTCGCGTCGGCCGCGGCGGTGGCTGGTCCGGCGGGGGTCGGGTACGTGGTCCAGCCTGCCGCCCCGCTCGAGCCCGGCGAGACCACGGTGCGCGTGCGGGCCGAGGACACCCTGGGCGCACTGCTCGACGAGACTTACGCGTTCGAGGTCGCCGACCAGGTGATCACGGATGGCACGGTGGCCGAGGACGCATCACAGCAGGACACGGCGGGCATTGACCTGTACCTGGACACGTCGCACGACCTTGAGGTGCAAAGCTACGACCTGCGCATGGTGGCCGGCGCAGACGAGGTCGCCCAGCACCTGCTGGTCGGTCTGCGGCTGTTCCTTGGCGAATGGTATCTCGATGAGCAGGCCGGCATGCCCTACTACCGCGATGCGTTCGTGGCTGCGCCGAGCACACGTGTGCTGGGAGTTCTGTTTCGCCAGGAAATCCTGGCCGACCCCGACATCGAACAGATCAAGGAATTCACGATGAGCCATGACCGGGCGACCCGCAGCCTCGACGTGGCATTCGTTGCCGTGTCCTCGGTGGGGGTCGTGGACGTCGATGCGGTGTTCCCATGAGCGCCCCCGAGCTGCAGAATCAATCTCCCGCCGCGGACAGCGTGGGCAACGCGCCCGGGGTCAGCGTATCCGTGGATGTCGTGGACGACGACGGCGACCTGACTGCGTCGAGTGTCCGCGTCTACATCAACAACACGCTGGCACTGTTTGGCTCGACCGTGCTGCCCGGGTTTGCCGGCGCCGTGATCGCAACCACCGGCCCGGACGGCGTCACGGTAACCCTGGCCCCGGCGGACGAATTCGAGCCCGGGGAGCAGGTGGTCCGCGTCGTGGCCGTCGACGACGCCAGCAACGCCCTCGACGAGCAGTGGGTTTTTGTCACCGCCGCGACCGCGGCCGTGGCCGAGTCGGACGACACGGCGGCCGAGGACACCGAGCAGCAGGTGGGGTTTGACCTGTACCTGGACACGTCGCATGACCTCGAGGTCGCCGAATATGACCTGCGCCTAGTGGCCGGCGCGGACGAAGTGGCCCAGCACCTGGTCGTCGGGCTCCGCCTGTTCCTCGGCGAGTGGTATCTCGACGAGGACGCCGGGGTCCCCTACTACCGCGACGTTTTGATCGGGGCACCAAACTCGCGCGTGATCGAGGGCCTGTTTCGCCAGCACCTGCTTGCGGATGCGGACGTCGAATCCCTGACCTCGTTTTTGGTTTCCATCGACCGCGCGACCCGCAGCCTCGACGTGACGTTTGTGGCCGCATCCTCCGTCGGCGTGGTAGACGTTGCAGCAGTTTTCCCATGAGGAGCAATCATGAGCTATGGACTGACTGACACCGGGTTCGTCCGCAAGACGCTGCTCGAGGTGCAGGCCGACCTCGAAGATGCGCTCAAGTCGGCGTTTGGCGATAACATCCGGCTGGACAATAAGAGCGTATTCGGCAAGCTGGTTGGCACGTTCGCGCAACCGATCGCAGATGTGTGGGAGCTAGCCGAGGCGGTCTACAATGCGATGTATCCGTCGTCGGCCACCACGACATCTGCGTTGGATGGCACCTGCGAGCTGGTGGGGGTCACCCGCAACGCCGGCGTCCAAAGCACCGTGCAGTGCGTCCTCGAGGGCACGTCCGGGACAACGATCGCGGCCGAGAGCAAGGTGGCCACCGAGACGGTGGGTGACCAGTTCCAGACCACGGCGGCTATCACGCTGGCTGCCTCGGTTGCGGTCAGCTCCACGCACGCGCTCATCGGCAGCGTGACCAACGGCAAGCTCTATCGGATCACGATCAACGGGATTGACTTCGATTACACGGCCACGGTCCCGAGCGACGATGAAGATGCAGTGGGCGCGGGTTTGGTGGCCGCCATCAACGCAGGCGCTGAGCCCGTGGTCGCCACCGACCTGACCGGGGGCGAGGTTCGGGTCGACGCGCTGACCGCCGACCTGGCCACGCTGCTGACGCTGGCAAACGAGCTCAAAGCCGACTACGAGGCGCATCGGATTCTAACCTCTGGGCCGGTCCATCAGGCGGCCGACACAACGAACACGATCGCAGCCGCGGACGCCACCGACCTTAGCTCTCTGCTGACGTTGGCCAACGAGCTCAAAGCCGACTACAACGCGCACGCCGACGACGGGACCGCCCATTACAACGCCGACACGGGCAACGACGTCACGGAGGCTAACGCCACGGACCTGGAGACCGCGGCCCTGCTCCTCGACGATCTCAAGACGCAATACAACGCCCACCGCCTGACCGTCGGCGGAAGCCCCGTGCACCAGAACGCGGACACCGCAAACGAGGTCACCACGGCGGGCCTGCCCACTGCGTTTACGGTGGCGGTCAACGCAAATGTTCAGCTCGTGACCGTCGGTAACCTGCAGGCGATGGAGTCGGTGGAGGCTGATGCGGTTCAGGGATTTGCCGACACCATCAACCAAATCGTGAGCCCCATTGGTGGGTGGACCGCTGCATGGAACCCGCTGGACGCCACGCTTGGCAGCCCGGAGGAAACCGACTCGGAGCTGCGCCAGCGCCGGGCGGTTTCGATCTCGTCGGCCGGGGCGGGGACCCCTGAGGCAATCCTGGCGGGCCTGCTCGACATCGACAGCGTGACGGCCGCATTTGTCCAGGAGAACGTGACAGACGAGACGGACGCCTACGGCTTGCCGCCGCACAGCATCGAATGCGTGGTGCAGGGCGGTGCCGCGGCAGATATCGGGGCGGTGCTGTGGGCCCGCAAGCCCGCGGGCATTGAGCTTCATGGCGACGAATCGGTGACCGTCGAGGACAGCCAAGGGTACAGCCATGTGCTGGCCTATTCACGGCCGACCGAAGTCCTGCAGTGGCTGCGCTGCACGTACACCCTCTATGACGAGGAGGAGTTCCCGGCCAACGGCGAGACCACGATGGCCGCTGCGCTGCTGGCCGAATGCGAGTCGCTCGGGCTCGGCGACGACGTGCTGCCCGACCGATTCATCGGCCCGGTGTTTGACTCGGTGCAGGGCCTCGAGAGCGTCCTGATTGAGATCGCAGACGACGTTGCGGGCTCGCCAGGCTCTTACGGCACAACGCCGAAGAGCATCGACTTCGACGAGCTGGCGTCGATCACTTCGGCGCGTATTACGATTGTGGGGCCATAGCCATGAGTGAGATGGGCAAGCAGTTCGCACATGCACGTGTCGCCCTGTCTCTGCTGCCGGGGCAGTTCCGGGACAGCACTGACCTGCGGGCGCTGGTGACGGCGCTGGTCGGCGAGTCGCACGGGGTTCAGGAGGTCGAGGATGCGCTGTTCGATTTGTACCAGTTCCGCTGGCTTTGGATCGCCGAGGGTGAGCAGCTCGACGGCCTGGGCGACATCCTGGGCCTGCCGCGCAACGCGACCGATGACGAGGAGTACCGCGGCAACTTGTATCTGCGCGTCGTGATCAACGT